AGCTGATGCAGGAAAAAGAGTAGAGCTAGATGCAACAGGAAGACTTTCTGACGCTGTAGTTAATGCTACAGCTACTACTGCTGGCGTTGCTGATGCCGGGAAAAGGGTTAAGTTAGATGCAGCTGGGAAACTAGACATAAGTTTAATGCCTGTTGGTGTTGCTGCTGAGACAGATCAAATCGTTACCTCTGAAGCACTAGCGGCCGGAGACTTTGTAAATATATGGAACTCAACAGGAGCTAAAGTTAGAAAAGCTGATGCAACTACTTCAGGTAAAGAAGCTCATGGATTTGTTCTTACTTCCGCTTCTTCTGGTGCAAGTGCTACAGTTTACTTTGAAGGTAGTAATTCTGGTAAAACTGGTTTATCTCCTGGTAAACAGTTCTTATCTACTACAGCAGGTGGATGTACTACTACTGCTCCTAGTGGTTCAGGTAACGTAGTTCAAGTGGTTGGTTTTGCTACTTCTGCTACTGTTATTAATATGCAAGCTAATACACCTTACGTTCTAGCATAAGACTATGGCTGATAAAAAACCACTTGTTAATTACGCAGGAGTGTTAAAAGAAATAGGTTCAGGTGATTTTCTTGAGCTATTTGGCTTAAAGCTCAGAAATACAGCAGGTACGTTTTTAAATACTTTTACCAATACAACTACAGCAGCTAGAACGTGGACGTTCCCTGATAAATCAGGTACATTGTTAGTAGATTCTGACTTAAGTGTATTAAGTGGAGCAGAGTTAGCATTGCTAAATCTTTCCGACTTCTACGCACCGCTAACTCATAATCTATTACTTTTGTACGGA